AGAAGTAGTATCTTTTGGATACATCTCCCCAAGAGATGACTCGTGTTAAATCTATTCGGGTCTTAGCTGATCTACCATGTGTAGAAGCAGTAACGAATCCACCTCACAAGGGTGGATTTTGTTATTTTGATTTGACCATACCGCCCACGCATAAAACTTGAGGGAGTGCCCTTGGGGAGGGTCTGTGAGATCACGGACGATCTGCGCAAATCGGCCGGTTTTTTGTTATATTGTTGATGCCAAATGGCTCAGGAACCTTTCTAGTCTTGATGACCAACTGATTCAAGATTCTTTGTCATGGCAAATTAGACTCGCGCAAGTGGGTCTTTTTTATTTGGAGTATTCTAAATTAAAAGTGGTGGATTTATTTGGTCTTATGGAGGCAAAACATTGCAAGTCTATGATATTGAGTAGGTTCTCCCGAGGTGGTTGGAATTAGCGCAACGCCATCGCGAAAAGTTCTCAAATCGGCAGATTTGCATAAGTGCATTATAATCATGTAAATAGGGGGATTTGGTGGAAGAACCACAGAAGCCAAAAACCGAAAAGACAAGAAAAAAAAAGGTGATGACAAAAAAGGCAAGTATGTGTACAGTATACGCTTGCAAAAATGTGGCTCACCGAAAAGGGTTATGTCGAAAGCACATGACAGAACTTGCAAAAGGTCAAGGATTGACCGATCATTTAGGACGTGCAACTCCTACACCAATTCAAGCTCAAATTCGCACTTATAATAAAAAGTCTCCCTTGGAAATCAGCGAAGACGGAGACGATGACCTTTTAAGCCAAATCCAAATGCCATCGCAAATCGCTTTGGATATCCAAGATAAACCCTACGATGAGCTAATGAAGGAAGCCCTTTATTGGCAAAGCGAACAACGCAAAGAATCTGCACTCAAAACCAAAAGACAAAATGAAATTCTTGAGGGGAAAATCATTGATGTTGACTCAGCAAGTCAAGAGGCTTTTGAAATGCTCTCTGTTTTAGTGGGCAAGCTAAGACAAGTGCAATATGTTTTGACCCCCCTCTTGGTCAATCAATCCAATCCCCAAAAAATCCAAGGTATAATCGAAAAAGAGTTCAACAAAGCCTTTGCCAATATCGAGGAGTTTTTAAGTGATCGGGGCTGATGAGTATCGTAAGTATCTTGCCCGTAAACTAGCCCCCATTTTTAGAGCTAGAACGGATCGACCTGTTTGGGAGTGGTGTGAGGAAAAGCTAAAACTTCCCGCGGGTGAGGGTTTGATGGGTAAAGACTCTCCCGACCATAGCCTTGTTCCCGAATCAAAGTTTGCTTTGGAGCTAGTGAGAAATCCCAATGTGCGTATGATCGTGATGATGTATGCAGCGCAAAGCTCAAAGACCTTTACCATGATGGAAGCCACAGCGTACATGATGGGTGAGCGTAAGGTTAATGGCGTTTTTGCTTTACCATCCACGACTTTGCAGACTCGAATTTATGCCAGGTTTAGAGCCATTGCTGAACGCTCGCAAATTGGCATGATCAACGAGCGTGGCAAGTCTAACAAAGAGCAGATCCGTTTTGAAGCGGGGAACTACGTCAACTGGGCTTTGATGTCCTCACCCCAAACAATGGCCGAAACTCCTGCCGATTGGGTGGTGGCGGATGAGATCGATGAAAACAAAAATGGTGACCTCGACCCAATTAGACTTTTAACAGCCCGTGGTCAAACTCGCCCAAACTTCAAGATGCTCATCGGATCTACCCCCAAAAAGTTGCAAGGTGGCGGTGGAATCCTGGACTATTACCAAAAATCAAAACGCTATCAAATTGTTTGGCTTTGCCCACACTGCAACAAGTGGGAACACTTTGATTTTGAGACTTTCCGTTGGCCTGAAGGTGTTGATTGGCGAGTGATCCAAACTGAAAGTCTAGCTTGGGCTGAGTGTCCCAATTGCGGTGGCAAGATCACAGATGCAGATCAGCGCAACCTAGTGGAAACACAGCGTTTTGAATGCCTTGATCCCGATCTACCCGAGACGAGTATAGGCCTATCCAAAGCGATTTGGCACACGATCAGCAAAAGCATCAGCACTTGCGTTGGCGCATATCTTGAATGCAAAGACGAGCCATCAAAACTTGCAGACTTTTACAACTCTTGGTGCGCTAGGCCGATGGATTTGAGCGTCCTCACCACAGACTTTGAGGAGTCCGAAAGGCTCACGGATATCCCGCGCGGTGTGATCCCTAGTGATGTGGTGGCACTCACAATTGGCATTGACGTGGGCGTGGATTCAATTTTTGTGGCTCTTATCGGTTGGTCAAGTAGCGACCGAAAATACTTGATTTGGGAAGATGTTTGCTTTTATGGCGGGGTCGATACCTTTGAACGTGCCGAGCAACAGATCCTTGAGATCACAAGCCTAGACCGCTTTGAGTATGTCGGTCAAGGTCAAAAGCCTAGGGTGATTGGCGGGGCTATGGACTCTGGATTTAACACCAGGGCGGTCTATGACTTTTGCCGAAGAAACCCTTGGTGCGTGCCGATCAAAGGAAATGCCCGCCTCGATCAACCTTGGAAAATAACTGACGCAGACCCTAAAGCACAATACGGAAAAAGCTCAAGAGGCGTTGTCCTTTATAGCCTAAATCACGGGTATTGGCAAGATGAGTTGCATCGCTCACTTGAGATCAAGGGCGGTATGAGTGGATCACTATCGATCCCCTACGATGTTTCAAAACGATACTTGCAGCATCTAAATAGTGAGGTCAAAAAGCGAATTGAAACGCGAAACGGGGTGGAATATCGGTGGGAAAAACCACATTTACACGCAAGAAACGACCTTAGAGACGCGACTATCTACGGAATTTTTGCGGGTCACCGCCTAAATTCTCACAAGATTAAGCTTGAGCAAGTGGCAAAGACCGAGCCAACCATGCCAAAACAAGAGCAAAACGAGCCAAAAAGCCTAGTTTTGGCGCAAGAAACCAAGGCGAAGGCACCGCTTTTGAGCAATCAATTCCAAAGATTGGCATCAAAAAAAATAGGGGCAAGGCTTTAATTGCATATTTTTAGATCAAAAGGGAGGGCTTTATGAGCCTTGAAGATGATTTAACCGCGCTTGACAACTTGATCCAACAGCGAACAAACGCGAAAAATGGCGATATTGATTCAAGCCAAAGGGCAGACGGAACTTCAACGGCCTATGTGAGCCTCATTGATTTGCTCCGTGCCAGGCGCGAGCTTTTGGCGCAGATTGACGAGTCCAAAAGCCCCACCGGTGTGAGTCCTTTCAAACCAATTCGCGTTTTTAATTCTAGGAGCAAACTTTGAGAAATTTCCGCGCTGCCGATTTTAGCGAGTTAGCTTGGACTCCCCCAAGCGAGAAGCGAAGCGAGAACCAACTTTTAAATGGTGACCTCAGTTTAATCCACAGACGATCGCTTTACTTGCACCGCAACAACTCGATTGCTAGTGCCTTTTCCCGCGCACTCATTGACTTTGTGGCGGGTACTGGATTGACTCCAGTGGGTAACGAAAAGGCCACAGAGATTTTCAATACATGGTCTAAATCAGCTTGCATCAGTGGCATGCAGGATCTTGATGCGCTATACTCCATGATCGTGCGTCAACAAATCGAAGTTGGCGATGTGCTTGTTTTGATTGTTAATGATGCGGGGGCGGTGGGTCTTCAAACGCGAATCCAGGTAGTACCATCAACTCGACTTTGCCAACCCGATGGTGTGCAACAAGGCGGGGTTTGGCGAGGCATGAGCGTGTGGCATGGAGTGTGCTATACTCCAAGCGGGCGCGAGATGGGCTATTGCTTCAAGGACTTGGAAGATTCAGACTTGACTCGATTTGTTCCGTGTGAGGATTCGGTTACAGGGAGACCACTTGCAATCCTCATGCGCAGACCCGCCGCCACCGCTCCCATGCAGTCACGTGCTTTACCTGTGATCACCCCAATCATGCAGGAGATTAGCAACATCGCATCGCTTTGGGATGCTGCACTTAAAAAATCTTATCGAGACGCAAGCCACTCCATGTTCATCCACACAGACCGCCCAAGTGATACCTTTGCGGGAGTTGGAGCGACAAATTCCGATGGAACCGAGGCGGAAGACCCTTTTAGTTCGGTTCGTGTTTTGGCTGAGGCTATCCCCGATGGGATATTGACTTTGCCAAGGGGTGCGAATGTGACTAGCATAAGCCCAACGGGTAATGTGGATCTTGATGTTCTTTTTGAGCGGTCGGTTCGTTTTGCTTGTGCCGCCACGGGAACACCTGTTGAGGTTGTTTTCAAAGACTTTTCGCGTACCAATTTTGCGAGCGGTAAGCTCTCAACAGAGAGCTTTTACCGCTACGCAGACGCATGGAATCGCGGGAATGGCTTTGGATTTGGCTTGATCTACAAGGCTGTGATGATGGAAGCCTATTTGCTTGGCATGATTGATCTCGAAGATGCGACTGCTCATGTCGCCTGGATTGGATCGGCAAACTACAGCGAAGTCGATGCAGTCAAGACAGCTAACGCAGCCAAGACCAATTTGGAGATTGGCCTAACAACTTTGACCCAAGAGCTAGGCAAAAAAGGAATCACCCTTGATCAGCACTTGCTCGCAAGAGTCGCGGAAATTCAAAAGATTGAGCGCATCGCGGAAAAGTACAAGATTGATCCAAAGCTCTTGATGGGGTCTTTAAGCCAAATCGCGGAAGAAGAAATCGAACAACCCGAAGAGGAAGATGATGACGAAGAAACAAGCGGGCAGACGAAACCCGAAGAATCAAACGGAGGCCAAGACGATGAGTGAGATTTTAATCTATGGAGCCATTGACGGGTGGGAAATCACCCCTCAGTACGTGATGGAAAAGCTCAATGAGATCCCCAAAGATCAAACCCCCGTAGTGCGGATCAATTCCCCTGGCGGTTCAGTTTTTGATGGAATCGCAATTTACAACTTGCTTAAATCCCGTGGGGTGAATACGATTGTTGATGGAGTAGCCGCCTCAATCGCAAGCATTATTTTCCTTGCAGGGCAAGAGCGTGAAATGTCTGATGGATCGGTTTTGATGATCCACAACCCTTGGACTTTTGCAGGTGGATCTGCCGAAGATTTACGCACTGAAGCCGATATTTTGGATACTTTAAAAGCCTCTTTGATGTCAATTTATACGACTCAAACTGGCTTGACCGAAGATGAAATTAGTGGTTTAATGGATGCAGAAACGTGGTTTAATGCAGACCAATCCATTGAAAAAGGCTTTGCTACGAAAAAAGCCGAATCAAAATCTCAGCAAGTTGCTAAATTTAACTTGACGCGGTTTAAAAATTATCCTATGGATTACAAACCCAAAGCCCAAGAGGTAGAAGTGACCGAAGAAGAAATGAAAGCCAAGATTGATGAGGCTGTAGCCTCTGCTCTTGAAGCCCAAAAGGCTGAATTTGAAAAAGAAAAAGAGCAAATGAAAGCCGACTTTGAAGCCTCGCAAAAGGCTGAAGAAGACCGCCAAGACGCGATTCGCCAAAACGCTCTACCCGAGCAAGCAGAAATTGTGGCAAAGCTCATCAAAGAAAAGACCCCCCTTGCCGAAGCATTGCAAGCAATCAACCTTGACTTGCGCGAGCGTATGGCAAGTGCGAGCAGAACACCACAAGCACAAGAGGCACAAGCACTTGAAGCGTTCCGCAACTCTGCACCACAGCCCGCCCAAGGCGCAGAGGTTGACAAGGTTGACCACAAAGAAGTTTTCAACTCGATCAAAAATCCAGTTGAACGTGCAGCCTATTACGAAAAACACAAAAACCAAATCAAGGGAGCCTAAGTAAATGGCAAACTCAGTATTTACCAACGGAACAATTGCGGAAATCGGCCAAGAGGTTGTTGAGGCTCTTAGCCCTACAATCGCAGCTTTCAATGCTTTTGCGGTTGGTGTTGATGCCTCGCGCAACTTGCAAGGTGATGTGGTCAAAGTCCCCGTCTATCAAGCTGCCACTGCGGTGGACTTTAACGCATCGACTGCCAACTATTCAAATGAGGATGATGGCGGTGTGGTCTATGTCGATGTGACCTTGAACCAACGCAAAAAATCAACTCAAGGCATCCTTGAGCGCAACATGAGTCGCGTGAATGCTCAATCGATCATCAAGGCCTCAATGTCGGCTGTGATTGAATCCACATTCCAAGCGGTGTGCTCTAGCATCACCTTGGCCAACTTTGGAGCGGCATCTTTCACAGGCGCAGCATCCACATTTGACCTTGCCGATGTTGCCGATCTTTGGGCGGTTGCGAGCAATGCAAAATGGAACATGGGCGATGACGTTTTGGTGCTCTCCCCATCCTACTACTCAGCTCTGCTCAAAGATGCGGGCGTTATCTCTGTGGATCGTTCGGGGTCGACTGCTGCCTTGCGTCAAGGTGTGATCGAAAACCTTAATGGCTTCACTGTCTACCCCACAAACATCTTGCCTGGCAATGGTCAAAACCTCGTTGGCTTTATGACTGACAAATCTGCAATCGCAGTTGCTTTTGGTGCGGATGATGCCGAAGTTGGTGGCTCGATCCTCAGCTATGATGTTGTGGCCGATCCGCAAACAGGTATGCAATTTGCAATCTATGAGTTCATCGACCCCAACACACGCACTCGCAAAATGTCCGTTGAAGCCCTCTTTGGCTTTAGCGTGGTTCGCGCGGGCTCCTTGCGCCGCTTGGTCTCTGCTTAATCAAATCAAATCCCAATTGGGGTGGGGTCTCTGCCCTACCCCTTTTTTATAGGAGCTAAAATGAAAGCCTTTGCAATCATCACGGAAACGCAGTCACAAGCCTATGGCCCATTCGCAAACAACGACCAAATGCGGGCAAAACTTGACGAAGTGACTGCTCAATATCAAAACGATTCGGTTGGGTGCCAAGTTGTGCTTTTTGAAAAAGTCAGCAAGTACAAGGTGCGTAAGCTCAATATCGAAGCGGTTGAAGCCGATCCAATTGTGATCCAACCAAGCGACATCGGCACTCCCGTTCCTCAAGGCGATGTGCCACAGCCCGAATCTCCCGAGGTTTTAGCCTACCGCTCACAGCTTGAGCCGATGAGTGCAGAAGATTTGCGTCAACTTGCAAACCTCAAAGGTATTGACGGACGCATCCAGAACCGCGACCGACTCATCGAAGAGTTGATCATGATCTTTAAATTGGAGCAGTAACATGGCTCAGCCCGTGTTTTATGCCGATTTGAAAAAGAATCAAAAAGCAATTTTTGAAGCGATGGATGCAATCGGTCGCACGGGTTTAAGTGCGCTCTCACAAGTCGCTTATTTGGCCACCGAAAAAGTGGCTGAAAAAGGATTTGCTGAGGGCGCGGTTACTGAAAACAAAAGCTACCCTGATTTATTGCCACAAGCAGGGGTCAAGGTCTTGCGGTCAAAACGCAAGTCTAGATGGGGGCCAAGCGAGAAGTATAAAAAGCGCGGGTTCAACCGAAAAAATCAATACTCCCCTCGCTTGTCGCGTCCTGGACCACAAGACCGATTTGTTTTTGCAAAGGGTCGAATTGTCGAGCGCAAGGTTGATCTAAGTTACAGCTTTGAGCAAGATTTAGAGCGAGTTTTGAAGGCTTTGGAAAATGATAAATCTTTTAGCCTCACAAACTACTCTAAAAAGATTCGCCAAAATGACCTAGAAATCACTATCACCAAAAGCCAAAACAAAGGGATTACACTCAAGTATTCCGTTGTTGGCGATACAGGCGCAACCCTTTACAGCCTTGCAAAAATACGATTACCAAACCGACAAAGACTTGATCCCGTTGGGGCGCAAATCAAACTCCAAGCGCGGAACATGGGAAAATATCTAGCCTATCATGGCAAAAAGAAAGCGAGCAAAGTATGATCGTACGTGATCAAATTGTTACAAGCAAGACTCTCAAAAAAGGTGAGCTTTACAAGCGTTGTACATTGATCGACTGCACAAACGAGGGCGCAATCCTTGATGAGTGCATCGAAACGAGCGGCCAAGCCTATCAAGCTCCAATCCAAAATGATTCAAGCGCGGTAATTGATGAGCCTTCAGATCCTTATCAGTGAGCTAGACGCTGCTGCAAAGTCTGTGACCTTGCTCAACTCGGGTGAAATCAATTGGGCACAAGATGAGGAGTCGATTGAGAGCGACTTGAATCTACCCTACACGATTATCATTGACCCCCAAAGGCAAGAAAAAGAGCGCAATCTCTTGACTCGCGTTTGGTCGGTTGAGATCGAGGTGAGGACTTACACGGATGACTCGACTGCTGAAGATGGAGTGACCAAGGCCATCCAAAGGGCGGTGAATCGGGATGCCCATCAAGAAATGCTTGATTACTTTTTGCGCAACTCAACTTTGATCGGTGTGGAGATTGAGTCAATCAGCCAAAAATCTGCACTTAACCAAAGTCTTGCGATTACCTTTACAACTGCAAACATTCGATATGAGGAGGCGATCTAATGCCAATGACCAAAGACTATTTGCTCAAATTTGGGGCAATTAAAGCCACGGGAAACAGCCCCGCTGCGGGTGCGCTTTATGGTGGCGCGACCAACCCAACTTTGGGTGCGAACAACCAACGCAGATATGATGAAGTCGATATCAGCGACACTCCCGAGACCTACGAGGACATGAGCAAAACGGGTGATCTTGGAACCCGTGAACACGAAATTGCAGCTATTCCCGTGAGCTACACACTCAAGACCAAGGTCTATCCCGAGACAACAGGCCTTGAGCTTTTCGGCTGTTTTGGCTATGCCGATTTAGGCGGGCCACGACTTTTGGGCGGAAAACGCAAGCACATTTTTGAGCTACGCACAGCGGGAAAAGACCAAACTGCCTACCGCTCAGATGAAGCTGCACTTGCAACAGCCAATGCAAGCCTTTCCCCCGCATACAACGCGAACGACCGCATCAACCCATACCTTCATGTTTTGCGTCAATTGGGTGACTACGATGAGACTGCGATCAATTCAGCAGTCAAGGAGTTTACCATTTCGGGCGAGCCAAAAAGCGCGATCATGCTTGAGATGAGTGGGCCATGTGAGCGCGTTGTGCGCGACACCAATAAAACCCAGGGCAATGCCTTGACCGAGCCAACCGCGCAAGATGGGGTCTATTTTATGACTCGCCATTGTCGCGCGTTTTTTGGTCAATATGTTGCCCCAATCGGGTCGGCCGATGCGGTGCTGAATGAGGTTGATCTGATCAGCTTTAGCATCAAAACCGCCTTTGGCATGGCTGAGGATATTTTTACAACTCGCTCAGCCTTGAACCGCTCCGAGCCTGTCAGCACCGACAAATTGGATGTTGATATTGATCTCACGATCAACCGCCACGAGGGTGTTGATTACAAGCTCTTGGAGCAAGCTGGAACAATCACGAGCCTCAAGATCACCGCAACTCGTGGAACCGACATCATGCATCTCTTGATTCCTGAAGCGCAAATCATGAATGCAAAAGAGGAAATTGGCGACGGATCGCGGTGGACTCTACAGCTCAAAGCACGCAGGCCAAAAAATGCAGACCCATTTATCGCAAGTCGCGGTGGAGCCTCAGCAGTCGCTTTGATCCACAGGCCACCTTTTTATGTGGTCTTGGATAACGACCAAACCACAAACTATATGCGCGTTTCATAGTTATATTTTAAAGCACATAGGAGAACCACACTATGCCTTTAAAATTTGACTTAGAAATCTCGGGGCCGATCTTCAAAGATCGGTCTTTTCCCAATTTTGAAATTCATTTCAAGCGTATTGGTCCAAAGCAATATGCCGATTGGATTTTGATCAAATCCCCCTTTTCGCGCGATGATATTGGCGCGGATGGGTCAGTAAAAACCGAATCAATCACAGGCGAAAAAGCCCTTTGGATGACTCGCCAAAACGACCTTTTTTTGATTGACCACACGCTCGAAGTCAAGGGAGTCGATTTTGTTTGGGCAGATTTGACCCAAGAGCAAAAAGAGCTTTTTTACGAGCAACTTAAAGAGCAAATCCCTAGCTTTGAAGATTGGCAAGCCCAAGCACGGGCGGGCGCGGAAAAAAAATCTGCAAAGCCTACTCGAAGCAACAGCCCTAAAGTGGTCACCACTTGACTGCGTTGAGTGCCTTGAAGATCCCGATTTTGCGGATGAGCTAGTTGATGGACTCCCACAATGCGAAGCGTGTGGAGTCTGCAAACATTTCGCAAGTTGCAAAGGACTTGCCCCAAAGGGTAACCCAATGCGTTTTTTAGATGCGGGTGGATTATGGCGATTTGAGGAGATCTCAAACCGCCTTTTTTCGCTTTCATCGTGGGATGGAGCGAAACTGCCCACGATTGATGCTTATCCCTGGATAAGTGGCACTCTTGACATGGATGAGGATAGTTTTCAAAACTTGCTTGTGATGAAATTGACCAAGACCAAAGAAACTATTTTGAGTGAGAGACAAAGGAGCTTAAATAATGGCTGATTTGAATTTTGTTTTGAATTTAAAAGACAACGCGACAATCAAGGTCAAGCAGTTTGGTGAGCAAATCGACAAGGCCACCAAAAAAGGCGATGATTTAAACAGCTCGCTTGGTGAGGTTGGGTCAAAGCTCAAAGGCATGGGCGCGGGCGGTGTTGCCACAGCAGGACTTGCAGCGGTTGGCGCGGCATTTGCGGGCATTTCTGTTTTGGCCTTAAAAACTGCCGATGATATGAGCCAAATTTGGGAAAGCGCAATGAAAGTTGGCGCAAGTACCGAATTTTTCAGCGCGATGAAGTACACAGCGGGTCAGGCAGGAATTGAGATTGATGGCCTCACAAATGCCTTTGCAAAACTAAACATTGCCACAATCAAGGGCAATGAGTCATTTTCGCAAATCGGCATAAGTCTGCAGAACGCAAATGGTGAATCGAAAAAAACCGAAGAAGTGTTTTTGGAAGTGGCCGACCGATTTGCACAGATGGAGGATGGAGCGCAAAAAACAGCTCTTGCAGTCTCTCTTTTTGGTAAAAGCGGAACGGATTTGATCCCCCTTTTAAACCAAGGTGCGGATGCTTTGAGGGATCAAAACGAGCAAGCCAAAGAATTAGGCCTTACTTTTGATGATCTAGCGGGAGCCAAAGCTGATACTCTAGCCGACTCTTTTGGCACTCTCAAAAGTCAAATCGGTGGAATTTTTATGCAGATGGGCGCGGCTGCTCAAGAGGACTTGATACCGGTGATTGAGTTCGTGGGCGAGATGCTCAAAGGTTGGGCACCAATCCTTGCAAGCGTATCAAAAGGACTCGCCACGTCAATGCGGTGGACTGTCGGGATTTTCGAAGCGGCCGCGGGTTCGATCACTCAAATTCTTTCATGGCTTTTCAAGACCTGGGATTTGCAACTCCAAACGATGCTTAAAGGTATCAATGCGGTTCGCGGCTTTTTTGGTGCATCCAAAATCGAAGCGACCCTTTTTACTGATCTTGGCGCAAGATTCCAAAGTGGTGCAGACGCGATTTTTGAAAGCGCGGCCAATCGCTTTCAAGCTCCTGTGATTGATGCTGAAGCTCGCAGGTTGGGCGGTGTTGGCAGTGGGGTCAAAGGCGGGGGGAGATCTGCCAAAACAAAAGCGCAAAAAGCAGAGCTAGACGAGGGCTATGATTTAGTAGCAAAGGACTTTGAACGCAAACGCAAGCTAGAAGAGGATCAGTTAAAGGCCATCGAGGAGGCTTCAAGGGTCAAGGATGAGATCTACTTAAACTCCCTCAATTTAAGAGCGCAAACCGCAAAAACCGAAGCGGAGCAACTTGATTTGCAGATGATCGCGGATATTGAACGCACTCGCCAAGAATATGCCCAAAAAATGCAACTCGCAAGCGAAGCGGGTGTCTCTAGCTTGGAATTGATGCAACAGCAAGCAATCGCAGAGCAAGCGATCATTGACCAAACCGAAGCCAAGAAAAAAGAGTTGCACAAGGCTGAATTAGACCGAATCCAAGCCGAAAAAGAGGCAAAGCAAGACTTGGCAATGGCCTATTTTAATGTGGCAAGGCAGATATTCCCCAAAATCAAGGGTCTTGCGATTGCAGAGGCGATGATTAGCGGTGCGGTTGCGATTCAGCGCGCTTTGGCGGCTCCTCCTGGGTTCCCATTTAACGCTTTTCAAGTTGGCCTTGCAACTGCCCAGACTGCTGCACAAATCAACACGATTCGTCAACAGCGTTTTGCCCTTGGTGGCATGATTCAAGGCTCCAATGTGCTGATCAGAGCCAACGAAAACGGGCAAGAGGCGGTAGTCAATGCCCGCGCAACTCGCGTCCTCGGTAGTGATGGGGTTAGGGCGATTAACGAAGGTCGCTTTGCCGATCTTGTGGCAAAACTCACGGGATCAAATCGAGGCGGTGGCGGTGGAATCTCAATAAATATCAGTGGTGGCATGGTAGATCGCAGATTTGTCGAGCGCGAGCTTTTACCTTTACTCAAGTCAGCCACAGCGAGGTTTTAATGCAAATCGGGATTGTAACTCTTAACAGATCACTTGATCCAAGCTCAAGATTCGGTCTTGAGCGCACGGGAACCAAAACAATTCGCACAACAACGGGCGAGGCGATTAGTTATGATGGTGGAGCAACTTTGATTCAAGGTGAGCTTGTTTTTAAATACCTTAATAATGCAGAAAAAATTGCACTTGAGCAGTTTATCGTTTACACTTGCCGATTTGGTGTTTTTCCATTTGCAATCACTCCCGATTCTTGGGATGATTTAGGGATGGGGGTTGGTGTTGCGATTCCAAGCGCGTATTATGCAGGTGATCAAAATACACTTTCTATTTTTAGCCCAACAGGTCGACTTAATAAATGGGATGCAGTAATCCCTTATTGGTACAAAATACCAGTTGCAAGCGGTCTTGTGGATAGTGAGGGCAACTATGCTTGATTATGTAACATGGATTTGTCAAATTGATTGCAATTCGACAATTGCAAATCACCCCTCAATAGGTGGGCCCGCAACAAACTTCATTTTTTCAAATCGGTCAAAAACAAGTTATTATGGGGTCAGCAATCAAAATGTTTTTGATGTTGACTTCACTTTTGATGATATTGATTTGACTATTGACGACCCAATTCTAAACCCACTCGCCAAAATGAGTGAGCTTCGTTTTAAAATATCGGGGCTTGGATCTTGGTACTCCCAACTCGTAAATGCAAACAGCACGGATGACACACTTTTTGCAAATTATCGGGTTCGGCTTTGGGCTACCGATTGCTTAGTGCCTGGACTTGTGCGGAATTTAGCAAGCCCAACGGGGTGGGTCAATATGGATGGGGTCAATACTCTATTCACAGCAACCCAACCATACACCAAAGACGATTCGACTTATCTTCTTTTTGATGGGATCATCAGCGATATTCAAAACGGATTCCAATCTACATCATTTATTGCTGAGTCAGACAACCTTTTAAGAGGTAAATCAATCGGTGATTTAGTTGTCGGTCGAGATAATAAAATAGCTCCTTTTGTTATTGGAGATATGACTGATTCAGATGCCTATATCCCCGCGGTTTTTCCCGATAACCCAAACTCAACCACTTTTTTGGTATGTGCCGATGGCCTAAATGTTGATTCGCTTTGGCTTTATAGCTCCCAAACTGAGCGATTTTGGCAGCCATTGGGTGGATTGATCCAATCTAGTGGCGTGCTTTATGGCATGGATTCGGGCTTTTCAGGAGCTCTATCAGGCTCAATCGGTGGCACGGGTGGCGGTGACTCTAGTCAAGATTCAGCGCGGGCAAGCGCGATTGATGGCGGTGACCCGTTCTATTACGTATTTGGCACAGGTGGAACGCCTAGTTTTGAGGTTGTGAGCGAGGCATCTAAAAAAGATGCTGAAAAATCGCGAGTGATTGAGCTAAGTGGCACTAATGCAGAGCCATATTTTCAAGGCCATATTAACGCAACAAGGACTCTTAAAACAATTGAGGTTTCTAGGGGTTTGCAAAACACAACCGCATCGGTCAAAAATGCAGGATCGCCTTGGGTTGGCTATATTGCCCCAAAATCGGCTTATTTTACGATTGCAGGAACGCTAAAACCACTATCAATCGCATTCCAAGAGGGATATGATTTAGAGGTATTCAAGGATATAAATGGAAACGATTTATCAAAAGCCTATGGAGTTGTTGCAAATTCAACATTTCCTCTTGATGCTTCAAATCCACCAACACCAACTCAATATATTTTCGATGCAAAAAACAACACAACGGGTCAAGTTTTGGTTAATGCCCCTTGTTCGGTTTCGGGTAATTGGGTTAATTTCACAAAAAATGAACTCCCACAAATTAACAGCGATTTTTTAACCATTTCTTGTATTGCTCACACGGATTGGATTAGTGGCACTCAGCGCACTTGTGCATCGTTTTTTAGCACTAAAATTGCCGTGACTTGGGAAGAGGTTGGTTTTAATGGGGTTGTTTCTCAATCGGCCTTGCAAGCGTTTACAAGAGGGGTGCAGATTGCCTATGATAGTGCTCCAAGCATATCAACAGGCCGATTGAATTGCCCTGAGGCGAATTATGAACCCGCATCACTTGGAGCCGATTTGATTTTTGGTGATTATGCGGGCGAGGATTATGCAGATTTAAAGATGCAGGGGATTTGGGCGGTTTGGAACGATGGTCAATTTAATCGGCTTAGTGTTGATTTGGCCACATTGACCCATTCTCAGCGTTTAACGCAGTCTTACACTCCAACAACAAGAAACGTGACTATAGCCAATCCAAACCCACTCAAAACAAGCGATTTGGGGCAAGTCTATTTGGTTGCTCGCGGTGTTGGGTATCGGTACGCTTATCCTGATTCGCCTTATCCAAACACAAACTTTTTGGATGGTCGCACATTTACTCAACAGACGCTTTATGAATTGCACTTTTTGAGGCAGTATTTTAGAGCCAGGGTAGAAGTCAAGGAAGGCCAAATTTTCAGCAAGGCAAAAACCCACACAGGTGGAGCTACCCTAGCCCAAGCAATGAGCGTTTTGGGGGTTCCCGCATCAATCACAGGTGTCTCGGGCGCATTTGTTTCAGGCGTTTTGACCGACTCGCCAAAAGATCTTGCCGAAGTCGTGCGGTCGATTTTGTTTGAGCAAACAAGGTGCCTTGCTGTTGCTGATAGAAATTCAGTCAAGGTCAAGTTGTGGGCTTCGGGTGCGGTCGTTAAGACTTTCAGCGCATCAAATATCTTGCTAAGTGGCGATAATCTGCCCGATATTGATTGGTCAACCACTCAAAGGCGAGATTTGGTCACGTCCGTGATTGTTCGATATGCAAAAAACCAAGCTAAAAACACTCTCACTAAATCGGTAAAACTTGACTATTCGGGAGCATCGGCCACAAGCGCGGATGTTTCGGGTTCTGGTGTTGCTGATGCGGTCGCAGGACTTTTTTCGACTTACAACAAGGTTGGAGTTGGTAAGACTTTAACCATTGATTGTGATTGGATTAGGACTGATGCGAAGGCGGTTGATTTGGCAGTTTGGATTGCAGACCAAACAAGCCAGCCTAGATATTCGGTGAAGCTCAAAACCCATCTCAAAGAGGCGATTGGCTTGACTTTGGGCGATCTTTGCAAGATTGATTTGATCAATATCCCCGCTCGCCTTTTATCGAGTAACTTTGCAATAACGAGTATCAATTTCAGCGAATCCACCGAAGTATCTATTACTCTAACTGAGGTCATTTAATGCCGACATATAACGAAAAAACAGGTTTTGTTGTAAGAAACTCAACCACAGGAGCACCGCTCACAAGCGCATCTGTGCAACTGAAAAGGGGCTTGAGTACAATTTCCATGAGTCACAGAGGCCAAGGCTTTTACACCGCTGATTCGGTTCCGCGCGGTCGGTGGGAAGTGTGGATTGATGGGGTTGATTCGGGGATGACTCATGGGGTGGGGGTTGGAAAACTCGAAGACATTGGCCATGAAGTCGGGCTTTACCCACAAAGTCAGTCTGATGGGTGGGCGTACACTCCAATTCCTTTGGGTGATTACATCAAACGCGATGGTACAAGCCCGACAACCGCGGTCATTCCGTTTGCAAATGGGATTAGCGGCACGAGTGCGACCTTCACATCGGGTTATAACCTAAACACCAATACCAGCGACCAAGGCTATGTAGCCACATCAAGCGCATTCACAAATGGCGGTCTTTTCTTAGGTCGCTCAAGTCGCGGAACAGTCGCAAGCCCAGCAGCTTTGCAGAGTGGCGATACAATCCTTTTCTTGGGTGGTCAAGGCTACGGGGCAACGGGTTATAGCTCACTATCTAGGGCGGCTATCCGATTCCACACATCCGAAGCGTGGACAGATGCCGCGCAAGGCACATACATCAGCTTTTCGACAACCCCCAATGGATCGACAACTCGTGCAGAGCGTGGACGCATTGAAAACGATGGTGTTTTGAGTTGGCTTGCGGGGGTGAGCCTTACAACGGGAACCGCGATCCCCTTGGTGCTAAATACAACGGGCGCGAGTGTCGGTTGTCAAATCCGTTTCGACAACGTGCACACGACAACAGGGTGGAGATGGGGTCTTTCGAGTGATACGCTCGGTGATATGATCCTCGTAAACGATGACCTCGGCACGATTCCATTTCGCTACGCAAAATCAAATGATTTGCTTACAATTGGCGCAGCAGCTTCAATTGTTGGCAATCTAACCCTCCAATCCAACCTCTTAATAAACAACCCTACTGACACGTTCGCTTACACCATTGTGGGCGGTGCGATTACAGCAAACAGACAACTAAACATCCCTGTAATCACAGCGACCGACACTCTAGCGGTTTTGGGTCTAGCCCAAACTTTTGGCGCGGCTCAGACTGCTCGGGCTTGGGCTTTAACAAACCAATCAAACTCCCCTGCAACCGCCTACACATGGACTCTTACAAGCGGGAATCAAGCATCAATTGACCTTGCGAGTTCCACGGGCGCGGTGACAATCACAACCGCATCACCCACAGCGGGAGCTTTCAGTAAGCTATCGGTTTTAGGCCATGCGACACTTGCCCGAAATCTCACTTTGACCCAAAGCGGGGTCACTTTTGTGATGGCGGGTAAGACTCCAGGCAACTCAATTTTGCTTGATTCGATCGGTGCGCTTGAGAGGGTGGCTTATCATTTGCATTGGATCTCGACAACACTTTGCTTTGTCGAGCGAATCAACGCTCTTTCGGGCGGGATGCAGTTAAGTGGTCACAACCAATTCACAAGCCCGTGGAGCTTTGGCAATGGAGCGGATTGGAACGCATCGACCATTGGCCAAAGATTTAATACAAGTGGCACATATCAAGTCTGGGCTAAAGGTAACGTGCTTGTTGAGCAAGCGGTGTCAGAGGCGTTTACGCTTTATCGGCCTGTGACATCGGCTACCTCTGAGGTTTGCCAAAAATTTGATATGCAAAACTCGCTTGGAACGCAAACGACCTATGCGGAAGTTTGTGGCGAGATCGTATCAAGTACATCGGGCTCTGAGATTGGTGCGCTTCGGCTTGAGTATCGCAAAGGTGGTGTAAGTGTACTAGGGGCCAAAGTTGGCGAGGATGGACTCAAGCCAAGTGCGATTTTGCGACCTGTGACAATCACATCAATTGCAAGCGGATTAAGGCTCAATGCGGTCACGTCAGGCACGATCAACAACTTTATTTCAGATAATGGGATCATGGCTCAAGTCCCATTTTTTGGAGGGTCCGCGACGCTTGGGATTGATTCGAGCGCAGGGGTTACGATTCCTGTAGATACTACTTTTTTGGTCGTGACAAGCCCCGCAAAAATCGCATTTCCTCGGTTTTTTAGGACTGCATTAAGCAATTCTGTGGGGGCTTCGATTATTGAAATTGAATGCGTTGCTGATACAACAACAAACCCAAGCACATACACATTTAGAAATAGAACCGCTTTCACTTTGGGGGCGGGTGGCACGTTTAACCAAGGGAACCCTATGATGTTCCCGATTGTGGGGTAATTATGCAAACAACTTATCTAGCCTTTTATCGCATGGGGCGCAGGCGCAAAAAAGGATTAAGCGGTGAGGGCGATCCCAATGCTGTTATTGGCGCACCAACTCAGGCGGGATTGATTTATACAAATACGCTTAATGGTCAGCGGTTTTTGAGTCGAAACGCGCTCAATTTTAACAACGATACCTCAATCACAATCCCCTCGATTTTTTGCGATCGAGTTGCGCTCAAACTTTGGCACAACGACCCTGCACCGAGCGCGATGAGACCATTTTTGAGCAACGCAGGATACACAAGTCGCTCGATTCGCTCACAAACAACGGGCTTCGTAAACTCGACAAACTCACCAACACTTACGCAGATCAATGGGGCATCGGTCGCAAACAATGCAGCCGACTTCCCAACGAACCAATGGAGTACGCTCAATATCACTTTTTCGGGTAATGTTTTTGAAGTGACGAGCATTGGACGCAGGCCATCGGCTCAAGGTTTAATCGGTCGCATGGCTAGCATTGAGATGTACTCAAGCGGTGTATTGGCGCGGAATTACTCGATTGATGACAATGGAACAACGATCATCGACTCCGTAAGCGGTCAAAACGGAACCTTGACCCTCGGAAGCGGAAGTTGGCAACTCGATTGGGTTCCAATTTAACTCAAAGCCCTTCGGGGCTTTTTTAGTTTTAAGGCATGGAAACAGAAGTAACTAATACCCTTTTGGGAATACTGACCCTCCCCGCATGGCTCGAAGCGGTTTTAGCGATTAGCTCAGTCAGCTTTTTACTTTGGATGAGTTGGATTAAATCGAAAAGGCAAACTGAGGCTCTTGAGGCTTTGGAAGATGCGTGCAAGGCTCTTTGCGCGGTTTCACGGGAAACGATAATAACCCAAAGGAACCGCGCGGAATTGGATCACGCAGTCCTCAATCAATCAGGCCTTTTGAGTGATGCTATGGCGGATCGGCTTGTTAGGCTTGCGATTGACGCTTGTTTTTCGCGTTTTGTGATTTTTGCCAGGATGCACAAAGACTCGCATCAAATCGAGCCTTTAGCCAAGGCTTTTCGTGATGATGCGTTTTTGGACTTTTGCAAGACCTTGAGCGGGGTTAAATTAAAAGATGGCCTGAGTCTAAGCGATTTTGCTAGGATTTGCCAAGATGAATTTGATTTTTGGGAGCATGGGGTGATTTATAATCAAGACCTTTTTGCCCCTTGCGACAGATTCAAGAGCCACATGGAAAAAAAATGGAGGTCTTTTAGTGGACTTAATTAGCGTTGAGCGGTGCAAATTGTTGCATCCATTGGTAAGAGATAAAGCCTTGAAAGGGCTTGAGTTTGCGCGGTCGCATTGGGGCTTTAATCGCATTCGGTATTTTAGCACCATGCGCGATTTTAAAGAGCAGGCAAAGTTATTTGATGCCTATAAAAAGGGTGGAGTCGTTGCGGCTCCTCCAGGGTTAAGCTACCACAACTATGGGCTTGCAGTTGATTTTTGCCTTTTAGCTCCGGATGGAAAATCGGTGTCTTGGTCGCTCAAAGAGGACTTAGACAGAGACTCCCAAAGCGATTGGCGCGAGTTTGCGGCCTATATGCAGGGGCTTGGATTCGAGTGGGGTGGAAATTGGAAAGGCAAAAAAGTCGACCCACCGCATTTGCAATTTGTTACAATCAATGGCAAGAGAATCACAACATCCAAACTTTTGGAAATGGTAAGAAAGGGACAAGTTGATGAAAAAGGCTTTGTTATTCTGTAGTTTTTTGGTTGTATTTGGGTGCATTGCAGAGCCCGAAAAAGAAATGCCAAAAGATCCCGTTTTTGATCAGATCCAATCGGGCTTTGAAGTGTACACAAGAGAGGACAGGCAAGCAGGTTTTCGCTTTCAAAACGACTCGCTTTATTGGTATCAAAGACAAAACGGGGCGAGTTTAAGAAATGATTTGGGCACTGGAACTTGGCGCAAGGTCAGCGGCGACACAATGGCCTTGATTTGTGATGACTGCCTTGAACCGAGCGATTCGGTTTACCTTTTTACACCAACAAGATACCCAGAGTACAGCCTTTTTGTCTACAATGTTCTAAACTACGCAAGTGATTCAACTTTAATGGCTTACAGATTTCTGCTATATGGTTCAAATTGGATTGATACCTCCAAGACCTTGCGCGGTCGATTTATCAAGGGGTATTGATGCCAAAAATTACTTGGGAACAATGCCCTTTTTGTGGGCGCGAAGTGAAGCAAAATGGGTGTGGGAGTGATGCCACATTTTGGCAAAGGGCTTTGACTCGCGTTTTGGATAATTTGAATCCAATCACGACAACTCTTTTTAGGACTGCAAGTGATGCTCACGACCTTTTATATCATCAAGGTGATATTTTTGGCCTTGGTATTTTTGAAGCACAAAAAGACGCAGATGATACATTTTTGCAGTCTTGCTTATTCCTTGTTGACAATCCTGATTTAAGCGAATTAGGAAGAATAAACAGGGCTATTGTGAGATCAAACAAATGGTATTTCAGATACAAAGCAAATCAGTATTATAAGGCTCTGCGCTGGAAAGGGCATGAAGTCTATCCAAAATTACCATGCACTCATGCAGAGCGCGAATTTATCAAAGGAGATGTGCGTGAAGTGGATCAAAGTGATTCTTGAGCTTTTGAAAAAAGGCAAAGGCTTCAATCGAGGCATTCGAGGATAATAAAAAAGGACTCCAAAAACGGAGTCCCTTTTTTCTTGGGGAAGGAGACGAAGCCTTTTCCAAGAGATCGCTGTTTGGGTTCACAACGCACAACAATTCAAATATACACTCTATTCAAGCTTTGGTGCAATAGTCCAAGATGTTTTTTGCGGTTCTTTTTGAGCTTCAATATCTGAGCGGACTTTGAGCACGTTTGTAAGTTGCGTATCAGCTCCGCATGAGTCGCATTTGCCTTTATCATGGACTACAATCTTGTAATCGAAGGGCAAGTCATCGCGGTGGTCTTGCTTCACACAGGACTCGCACACTTTGGCATTGTCGGGCAGTTCTTGGACTTTGACTTTGGCGTGGATTGGCGCGGTGGGAAATTCCATCACTTGCACTGGCTTTGGTAGCTTGTCAAGCCTTTTCTCTTCAGCCTTTAATAACTCTTGAGCTTCCTTAAGATTGCCCTTTAGGATTTGCTCAATACTAAGACCCGTGAGATAGCTTACGTTTTTTTCGCTTAAAAATGCGATTGTTTCATTCATTTTGTGGTTCTCCAAAAGTTTAACCCCCTTGCGGGGGTCTTATTTACGCTACTCGACCGCGGATAAATGCGATCAAATCACGCTTGTAAGCCTTAAACTCACCCCAAGGCTTTTGAGGGTTAAAAGTGGCCTCTGCAAAACGTTCGACTTCTTTTTCCAAGGCTACGTCATTGAGCTGAGGAGCCATCCCAGGTTGTTCGGTCCAAATCATTCGATTCTCCATTTACGGGTTGTGTGTTTTCAGCCGATTCTGTAGGCTGAGGCAATGCGCTTTGAATCGCTCTAGTCAGCGATTGCAAGCGTGGTAAAAATTTTGCGTTGGTGTCAAGGGCTTCTTGGTGTGCTGAGAGCAAGCGAGCTACTGAGTTCTCAAGGCTGCTCATGGCTTCGCTTAATGTGCTTTTTTCATCGCTCATTGTGGTTCCTTTTATACTTTTGGTTTAGCCCGATTCGTGGTTCGATCGGGTGGGCTTGGGGTTACGGCTCCAAGCCCTTAAAATTTACACTATTTTCTGCGAACAATAAACTCATCACATCTCGCTTCAGCTCGACCCTTTTCGATTTTGGATGCCAAGACAACGCCAGAGTATCGAAAAGTGACCCAAGGGCAGGGCGCAAAGAGCCGACCGATTGAATCAGTTTTTGAGCGAATTGTGGTTCCATCTTCGCAGTGAGACGCGAAAGGGTGATTTGGCAAGGCTACACCGCATAGAATCAAGATGCCTTTCATAGATCCTCTTTTTTAATCCGAGTTCATGATATAAAATAGTAGCATAAACGCACCGCTCAAGCTCATCAAAATAGATTGTAGTCGCTCGGCTCTCACGGGCGATAAAATGCGCGATAAACCCAAACTTTTGATTGATGGTGACATCTTGCAAAATGATATTTCGGTAGATCTTGCGCTTTAAGATTTTCAGCCTCATGCCTCCCCCTTTTTGGTTAAAATAAAAAAGGGTCTTGCGACCCTATCCGTTTACCCTTACTGCACCGCTCCCAAACATGGTTTTCGGTCTCACGTTGACTCTATCAAAAATCACGCGACCTTGCAATAGGCTTGATTCGTAGCACTCCGCGCATTCTTGACCTTGTGGCGCGTATCGAGTGCCACAAGTGATGCAAGTCGGGGTGGACCGAATTGGTTTGCCCACTTTGAGCCGACCGCTTGAATTTGTGATTGCAACATTTCGGTGAAATTCGCTTAAATCAGTTGGCATTGAGATATTCCTCCACAATGATCCTGGCGGTGGCGTTAATCGCGGTTCCGTTTTTAATGGCATATTGGCGAACGGATTTGAAACACTCTTCATAAGTCATTTTACATCCCGTTTTTTTCGATATCGCCAAAACCGCGACCATATAGGCGGGCTGGCCGATTTCGACCGCATGGAGTTTGATGCGCTTGAGCAGTTCCGTGTCGCGTTCGTAGATGATCAGCAAGGGGTCGTGTGTTGCGCTCTTGCAGAGTTGGGTTAGTCGTCTTCCTCTCAATTTAAAGCCTTTCGGACGGAGTAATCATATGTTTCAAGCCATTTTCGGCAAAGTTGAACCCTTGAATAGACTTGATTGATTTTGGACTCATCAAAGTCGATTGTTTTGATGTGGATTCGTTCGTTGTCAAGCGCATCAAATTCGACATGATTGCCATAATTGCACTCATCAGGCGTATCGATCAGGCAAAAAGCGACATGGTGCTTTGTCATGCCTGTCAATGCCATGTAGCCTTGACCTTGCCAAAAGTATTCTTCGCTCAGATCACTTAAAACATGGTCTAAGTAGGTTCTAGCATCCCAAGGGCACTTTGTGTCGATCGTAGCCCCAATTTTCGAAACGATTAGATCTGGAGTGCCGATCAGGTATTCCGAGTCAATAAACAAATCATTTTTTTCGATGCCAAAAAGATTGAAGCGACTTGCAACCATTTCAATCGCATCGGCTTCGCACCAATCGCCTTTTTGCGTGTGCTTTGACCCTGCATCATCCCGATAATCAAAAACCTTTTCAGCATACCATTTTTTCAGGTAGCTCGTGAGTGTCGCGGGGAGTGATGGGTTTTGCTTCTTTTCGATCAGGTCATTAAGCGTTTCTTGTTGCTTGTCGGTCAATTTCGGCTTGTTTTGTAGCTCTTCGAGTGTTTTCTCTTGAGCATCAGTCAGACCGATGCGACCCATAATCAAATGGATCGCAGAGCACCGGATTTTAAATGTTGGCATTGGTTTCATTCGGTCGCCTCGGGTTTAGTCGCTTCGATCAGTTTATCCATGATTTCTTGGCTCATCTGCCTTTTTTGGATCACATCATCAAGGGTTGTTTGACCTGATTTAATCGCATCAATTGCGCTTTGCAAACCCGATTCAGTTAGGGTTGGTCGCTTGTCTTTGACCTTTTCGGGCTTGATTCGGAGCGCATCGACAATGTCGCCAAAAGCCTTGACTTTCTGAACAATCACATAAACCTTGACCCCTTGCCAATCTTCCAAATAAGGGCTACCTGCGACCTTTTCAATCGTTTTGGCATTGGTCGAATTGAGGATCATTGGTTTGCACCGCTCTTGCCAATAGCAGATTGTGCATTCCTCTTTTTTTCCATCTGCACCGACAATTTGCTTTCGTTCGAGTCCTGCGATGGTCAATTCGCGTTGCTCGTTTGGTTGAAAGTCGTATGCTCCGAGATAATCGGGGTTGGTCAGTTTTTTCCAATGGGTTTTCATTTTGCATCCCCCTGAGTTAAAGGCTCTCTCACCTGAATACCGACTTGATGAATTTTGACATTGTCGGTCTCACGCATGGCAAAGGCTAAGGTTTCTTCGAATCGAGTTGTGTGAAGTGGTGCGTTGATAACACCGCGCCATCTGCCGAAAGTGCATTTGATTGAAATTGTTGACATTGCTTCGTCTCCTTTTCGCTGGCTTCATTGCCTTGCGATGGTTACAATATAATAAATCTTTTTGCCACATAGTAAATAAAATCTGCATAAATCGAAAAAAGCGATCAATCGACCGCTTTTGATAGCCAAAACTGATCAATCAGCTTGACTGCTTCCTCAAAACTCCTCGCCACCTTGGTTCCGATTTTCTCCTGCCACATTTTTTGAGCCTCGCTCAGTTTCCCCGTTTTGGTCTTGAGTTCCAAGGGCAGGCACATGGTAAAGCCATCGGGGGTGACTTTGAAAAGTGTGAGGTCAGGATAGCCCGTGACCGCTTGAGCGGTCTTGAGCGAATCACCTTTGCTCATCCTACCGATGCTTCGGTAGATCGAATCGGGAAGCCTCAAATAAGGGATTCTACGCAGTCTCAAATAACTTTCAACTTGAGCTTGAATCACTCGCTCTGGTGTCGCTTTGGACTGCCTTGGCTTGCGTGGGGGTTTGCCGATTTTGGGGATCATTTGAACACCCCACGCCATTGCTCGTAAATCTTTGTGGCGATTTGAGCAGTCATCACAGGGGGAACGCTCATGCCGATTAGATAGTGTGGTTTTGATTTTAAAAAGTTGTAGTCTTGGGGGTATGTTCCAGCCTTACAAAACTCAATCTTGGTAAGCCGTCTGTTGTGTTCATAATGATAGGCCGTCCCGTCATTGTGCGATACGATTGTAGATATGGGCTTGTTTCTGTCAACCCGATAAGCATTATGTAGCATACCTTTATGATGTACGGAACTAAAACTTTTTCCCTCTTTACACTTTTCCAAACAAACCATGTAACTTTTGCAAATGGTGTAAACATCATGTTTGATTTCGTATTGATCAATTTCTTTAAACGGAATTTCTTTTTCCCTAAACTCTAACTCAAGCCTAGGCTTTTGCTCAAAAAAACAAGCCTGTTCTAAATAGGGTTCAGCCAAATCCTTTCTCAAAGCAATAAAAAACACCCTTTCTCTACGTTGCGGAACTCCCATTTTTGAGGCATCAAGCAAGTGCCATTGGATATAATACCCTGCCTCCTCAAATGCCTCTTTGATCCTGCGCACATAATGCAAAGCCTCACCCATTAAAAGACCTTTGACATTCTCAGCAATCACAATTTTTGGCTGTAGTTTTTTTGCCAAATCAATAAAGTCAAAAAAGAGTGTGTCTAAAACTTGCTCGGCTTGACCCTCTCTAAATTTCTTTTTCTTGCCCCAAGCATCTTCCCTAGATCCAGCCATGCTAAAACTAGAACATGGGGGTGAACCATCCAAAATATCCAAATCAAATAATTCTTCAGGCAAATCCTCCCGAAGTTTAAAAGTTTGGATTGGCTCCACAAAAGCATATTTAGGCTTGTGGTTTTCGATATAGCATTCAGCCATTCTCGGGTCGATTTCATTGAACCCGATCACATCAAATCCCGCTAGTTTATAGCCCATTGTCGAGCCTCCACCACAAGCAAAGCAGGAGAAAACTTTTCCTTTATCTTTGGTGAAGACTGCATCTTTTAAAGTCCAGTTATACGGAAATTTATGACTCATCTCAACTCCACGTCAATCTCAATTACCATCTCTTTCTCATCTCTCCCCTTTGGATAGAGATAATCCTCCAAAAGACCGCTCCAACCGAGATTTTTGAAATTGTGTCTTAGATTTTCGGTGATTTCCTCACCCTCATTTACCGCGACTTGAGTCACGACTTGCCTAAACCATGCTCCTGTTGGCTTATAGCCATCAATTACACTCGGGCAGTTTTTGGCAAATTCGATCCAAGCCTTATCGCAAGCATGGAAAGTCTTGGTGATTAGGTCATTGTCGGTCGTGTTGCTGACCTTTTCGATCATCTTGGTAAAAGTCTGCAATAGTCCAAGAGCCTTGTTATATCGCATTAATTCGTCAGTCATGAGCTTGATTTCGATCAAGGCGGATTTGGCTAAAAGAGCGCATCTGTGCGCGGGGTTGATGGTGGCTTTTAGTTTCATTCTTCGTCTCTCAAAACTGATTTAATCTTTTCAACAAGCTCACTCTTAAACATCGAGGGCTTGCCGTTTAAGTCATCTTCTAAAACAGAGGCGCATTCTTTCAAAATGCCCTCCATTCGGTTGCAATAGTCGATTAGTCCGCGCAAGTCCATCACTTGACCTTGAGCGAATCTTTCCAAATCAGCTCACCCGTTTTGGGGTGGTAAATCTTGAATCCCTTTTCAAGCAAAAGCGATTCGGTCGCGTTGTACTCGTGATTCCTGCCAGTGTTGTAGGCGATTCCCAAGGCTCCAATTAGAGCGACAAGGGCAGATAAAAGCAAAATGATTTTTTGTTTTTTGGTGTAGGTCATTGAAAAATCCTCTCTTTAATTTGGTCAAGTTCCCATCGGCTTTCGTCAGCTTCGGCTTGGCAATCCAAACACAAATGTTCAAAACTTGTCGCTTCGGTCGGTGTGCCACAACATGAGCAGGCTTGCAAGTCTTGGCAAGATGCCTCGATTTCGGCAAAGGTTGAGCTAATCATTTTTCCTCACAGGTTTTTGTTCTTTTTCGCACCACACCCACACTTGAGCACCAAATTTGGGGTGAAAATAGGTGACTTTTTGAAATTTTTTGACGATCAGGGTAAAGCCTTTCACCGCAGAAACTCCCAAATTGCTTCGATCGTTTTGCGAATCGCCACCACAACAAGGCCGACTCCCATAATCACAAAAAGGGCTACAAAGGGTCGGCTTATCGCATCGATTTTACTTAAACGCATCGAGCCTCTTAGCTTCCTCAATGGTCATGACTTCAAAACCCCATGGAGCTTTGAAAAGATGGAGGGCTTTGTTACCCTCCCATCGGACAAATGTGAGCCAAGTCATTTGTCGGGATCCTCAAAATGTTCTTTATCATCAAAGAACGCATTGGCTCGGTTTTCGCAGTTGATCAAGTCCTCCCACAGATACGAATCCTTGATCGAGAATTGAAGCGCGGGGCCCTGCAGATCAACCGCTTTTTTGATTAAGTCAATCGCAAAAAGTGCTTCACTCGCCTCTTTGCAATGCTTATCTAGCGAGTGCTGATCCCAATCTTTGCACTCACCATCAAAATCCTCGTAGTCTTTTGGGTCAAAAACGCGGTCAAAAGTGTGGTTGATGGCCTTATAAGACTTTGTTACCCCTTGGAATACGAACTTTGTTACCCCTTGGAACACCAAAAAGGACATATCGCCTTGGTCGTCGATGCTCAGTTCAACAGAGTGAGTATCAAATTGTGCTAGTGTGAGTTCGGTGCTCATTTCGCCACCTCCACAAAAATGATCTTACCCGTCTTGGCGCAGAATTTCGCTTTTAGCATTTCGTCTCCTTGCGTTGTGTGTACCGCGTTGTTGCGATGTTGTAAATGTACTCTATTTTTTGGGGAGTGTGCAAACTTTTTGAACAAAAAAAAATTTTCTAGAACAAACTTGAACAAAGATGGAAAATTGATCTATATTGTTTAGACCAAGGAGGTAGCATGACAAAAATGCTCTTTACCGCTACAGAAGCGATGCAAATGCTCGGGCTAAGTCGGGCTCAGTTCTACAAGATCAAAAGCGAGATCGAGACGATCCGACCTGTTAAGGCTGAGATGTACACCAAGGAAGCTCTAGAAAAATGGGTCGAGTCGAAAAGGGAGGTAAAGTGAATCTCCAAGCTGAGCTAAACATTGCAAGACAATTCGATCAAGCGTGTGCCGACCTTTTAAGCCTACTTAATGGCGAGTGCTCAAAAAGGCTTGAGGAAATATCAAGAGCGAATGCCGATTTGATTCTCACAACATTGGAGCGGAAAAATGACAAATGAAGAATTAGACAAGACTTTGGACTATCTTGACCGCATTACTCAAAAACTGAGCCAATTAGAGCCTTACAAAATGGATCAAGAAAAGGTTGGATTGGTTTATATCTCTGTAGATAGTGCAGGGCAAAAACTGCAAAAACTGCATGAAGAATGCGAAAAATATGCAGAAAAGGGTTTAGTGGATAATTGGCACGATTGCCACAAAGAAAACAACGAAGCGATGGTTTGGCGCGGTTCTTTTGGCAATAAATGGAGATAATATGGAAGGCAAAATTAAAAGACCTGCATTTCAATTTTATCCTAGTGATTGGCAGTCAGATATTAGCCTTTCAATGTGCTCTTTGGGTGCTCGCGGACTCTGGATTGAGATGATGTGCATTATGCACCAAGGTTCGGAGTATGGTTATCTTAAGGTTAAGGATAAGGTTATCCTTCCGCCCAACCTTGCGCACATGGTAAGGTCAACCTTACATGAAGTGGAAGGTTACTTGCAAGAGCTAGAAGATGCAGGTGTTTTCTCTCGTGATGAGTCGGGTTGCATCCTTTCACGTAGAATGATTAAGGATGAGACACTAAGGCAAATTCGCGCAAGTGGTGGAAAATTAGGGGGTAACCCAAATTTGAAGCGGAAAAATGAGGATAACCAAGAGGTTGAAGGAAGGTTAACCTCCGAGGATAACCAAAATCCAACCCCTTCTTCTTCATCTTCTTCTTCATCTTCTACTTCGGTTAATACTCCTACTACTGAAAAAAAACGCGCGAGGCGCACGAAGGGTGTTGCCACGAATTTGTCAAGCGATTGGCTCCCAAGCCAAGACGCTTGGGAGACGGCAGTCAGCATGATCGGACTGAGTCAAGCGGATTTTGAGTTAAAGAAATTCAAAAGCCATTTCATCGAGGGAGGCGAGCAAAAACTATCTTGGACTTCAACTTGGTTGAATTGGGTTAAAAACGCAAAAGAAAAACCTGCGTATTATTCTCAACCAAAAACATACCAACCACAACAATCAGCACAACACAAAGGCGAGGTGTTAAATGCTAGAAGCTAAACACACAGATTCATTTACCTATTTGCTTTCGACAATGCTTCATAGACCAAATTCAGAGGGAAAAAAGGTCTTGAGCGAATTACTCAACATTTGGGAATTTTTACCGCCTAATGTCAGGGCTGTAGTCGAGGCGGTGCAAGATGTTTATTCGAGACCTGTAAAGCAAATCTCTAGAGCGGTTCGTGATTATTTGGTTTTCAAAGGGCAATCCAATTTGGAAGCATGGCTTTTGAATGCCCACCAAAATGATATTGTGACCTATTGGGAGCAAAGACTAAACTTTATTCTTGACGAAGCCAAAAGAATCAAAATTCGCAATGCCTTTTCAAAAATTGATTTGAACGATGATATTGACAATGTTTTGAAGCAAATTGGCGAATTGAGTAAACTTTCAAAATACGATGAATCTTTTTTTGCAAATATCGAAGATGACATTGCTGAGATCATTGATGGCAAATCAGTCAGCAGGATCAAGACAAGGTATCATTTTTTGGATCAAGTCTTAAATGGCGGTTTGCCGATTGGTGATGTTTCGGTTATTGCAGGTTCAACGGGTTCGGGAAAATCAGCTTTTGCGATTAACATTGCAAACAATATTTTGAAATCGGGCGAAGCGCAAGTTACCATTTACTCTTTGGAAATGACTGCAAAGACAATCGTGAAAAGATTTGCATCGATTTACTCTGGAATCCCTCATAACCTTTTGGGAGGTTGTGATGCTTCAAAAAGAGCGTTGGAGTTTTTTGCAGACCAATATCGCAAGGGAAATTTAAAGGTTAGGGCATTAACGACCAATTTGACTCAAATTCGAAATCAAGCGGTTGTAGATTCAAAATGGGGTGAAAAGCCACAAGTTGTAATTATCGACTACACGGGGCTTTTGGATCACAAAGCAAAATCAAGCTATGAGCGAATGACTGAAATCTCAAAAGAACTTCGGCAAATTGCGCTTGATGCGAATTGTGCAATGATCGAGGTTGTGCAGTTGAACCGAGCTTACAAGCAACACAACGACACAAGCGTGGAAAAAAGACCACCAATTTTGAGCGATATGCGCGACTCGGGACAAATCGAGCAAGATGCCTCGGTCGTTTTGATGACTCACAGCCTCGAAGACACAGACCCTGAAAACAAGTGGAAGCCAAAAGAGGTCTGGGTCAGAAAGAATCGTGATGGATTCACCGACAAAGGACTGAGTTTTGACTTCAAGGGCGAAACATTTGAGTTCCGCGAATATGTGCCAAATTAGCCCAAATCACCCTAGGCTAGTACAAACACCCTATGAAACAAAAAAACGAGCTTTTAGACCGCTCTATGGTCGCTCAAAACGAAAGGATGGAGACGATGCGAACGATACCGAACGAATTTAAGCGAGTTGATCGCACTTGGACACTGATTGAGCGAATCGGTCAGTACGCAATTTACAAGGGCTGGGCTGATGGGGTTGTGAGTCTTTGGGAGGTTCACAAGGTCAAGTGGCAAGATGCGAATAGCTACCAAATGGCTGGCAAAACAATGGAAATTGAGGAGGGTGAATACCTAGCGACCAATAGCGATTGGGGTCAAAGGGGATGGAGTCCAACGAGCTATGAGGCTTGTTTGGAGCGGGTTAAAATTCAGCAAGAAAAGGATTTGAAAAATGAATCAGAAAAACGCAAAGTTTGAACTTTTGGTCATGCCAATGGGTGAATTGACCTATCGGCATTGGGGTTATTTTCACTCGATGGAGGGTGCAATGGTCGCGGGGCATCGGTTGCAAATGAGTGTCAAGTGTGCTTATCTTGTGCGGGAGGTGGTGGAGTGAAAAAGAAAAAACAAAAGCCAAAAAAGAAACCGAACAATCAGAAAAAAGATCAAATCAAGCTCGATGTGGCGGGGTTTGGTAAAATGGTCAAGCCAATTCAAGCGGGTACGATTCTTGAAATTGAGGTGAGGAAAATATGAGCGACTTCACAATCTGCCAAAACTACGATTGTGGTTATCAGGATTTTTGTTGGAGGTTAAACGCACCGCCTAAACTCAAATTGCAAGCCTATGATACTTTCAAGCCTAATCTTGACGAGGATGGGGAAATTGATGGGTGTGATTTTTTTATGGAGTTTCCACAATGAAATTATTTGCGTTCAAAATCACGTTGCTTCGCTTTTTGATGAAATGTTTAGGTATGAAAGCCTATGTTTTTTGGGCTTGTACCGATGATTTTACTTCAAAAAATGCAAGCTTAGGCGAGTTAAATTATTGCGATGCCGATCGGTTGACCTCTTTTATGCAAGAGGTCACTGATTTAATTGAGACTCAAAAAATCATCAATGCTGAGATTGAAGAAATGACGAGGGTTGATTTATGAGCATCCAAGACAAAGTTTTAGACGAGTTGCACCACAAACCACACAAACCAACCGCAAAGACCGCAGAGATTCGCATGATTGCGGATCGGTTGCAGACTCTGGGAGCGGAGATCATCGAGGCGCATCTGTTTGATGAGATCGGTGAGAGTGGTGATCTTTTTTGCGCTTTGGCTCGGCAGATTCGGGCTGAGTGTGAAATTTTTGAAAAAAAGATTTGCAATTTGGCTGAATAGTTGCTAGATTGTAAATATCACAAACAAGGAGAAGAAGTGATGACTGAGTTTGAAAAGTGGTGCGAAGAGAATGGGTTTGACCCCGAGGGTGAGTTTGAATTGTTGTCACCTATTAGAGGTTCCGATGCAGTGAAAATCGGTGACTTTTTTACTCTAGCAAATGATGACAACACAAGCACGCCATATTTCCGCTGCAAGCGGAATAGCATAAGGGTTGCTATCGGTCTCCACCGCCTCATCCAACGCAAACCGAGACCCCAATTCGACCCCCACACATTCGACTTTCGGCAGGTGTTGCCGAAGTGTTGGGTGCGGGATCGTGAAGCGGATGAATGGAGAGAAGCGTGGTTTTTGGAGATTACGGATTGTCCTTATCCGTTTCGAGTAGCTGGCAATTCTGGTTCGTCGTATTTCTTTTACTGCACATTCGAAGACCCCACAATCGAACAACGCAAAACTGAACTCAAATCCCGAGCTGAGGAGCTTCGGGCGGAATTGGCACGGATTGAAAAGGAGTTGGGGGAATGACCTACACCGACCCTAGCGTGATCCTTTATCGTTGGCTTGAGGATAATAAACCGAATGATCCGAAGCCGATTGAGGTTGAGGATGTGGAGTGGGATGATGGTGGGGTGGTGGGGTTTTAACGCTTGCGACTATGCGCGGTCGAACAAACCCGAACAACGATTGCGCATGGTCGTTGTTATATCCAGTGCATTCAAGGGCAATAAACCATGAAACATCATCACATAAATACATCAAAAATCTATGAGGCATTTGTTAAAGAGCCTCACGAAGACGATGGATCAGACCCATTTGATAGGGGGTCTCATGGATGGCAAGTGGTGTTAGTTATGGGATATGACGAAAACGGATTCTCGCGAACTGTCATAGACAAAGAAAGCGAACAAGCGTGCCTAGAGTTTCTGACTAGTCTTGGTTTATTGAAAGTGAATTAGCATTGGATATAACTCGCATATGACCGCACAAAACATTCGCTTTAGCGCAAAGGAACCAAAATGACCCCCTTCGAATCTTGGTGCGCCGAAAGGGGTGCATCTGTTGAGGATTGGTTTCTCACGACCGATCAAGCCGATTTGCTTTTGGTCCCGAGTGGACTAGAATGCGGTCTAGCTGAGGATGATGGATCAGACGAACCTTATTTCTATGTTAAGGGTCAAGGGCATCGGTTTCTGAGGCTGGATATGATTGAGGTGAAACGTGACAAGTGAGCAGATCTTTTTGGTGATCTTCGCGGTGCTTAGTCCAATGGCACTTGGGATTACTTTGGTTGCAATGCTTCGGGCTTTTGCGAGGCTCCACAAGTGAACGAATTTGATCTAATCACGGGGCTTGCGATTGTTGCGGGCGTTGTGGTTGCTTTTTGGAAAAAGAAGTAGTATCTTTTGTGGCATCCCCGCCAAGAGAAGGCTCAAGATTTTTTGGGCTTAACAAATCCACCTTTGTGAGGTGGATTTTGTTATTTTGATTTGACCATACCGCCCACGCATAAAACTCGATGGCGATCCATCGGGGAAGGTCTGTGAGTTCACGGACGATCTGCGCAAATCGGGCGGTTTTTTGTTATATTGTTGATGCCAAATGGCTCAGGAACCTTTCTAGTCTTGATGACCAACTGATTCAAGATTCTTTGTCATGGCAAATTAGACTCGCGCAAGTGGGTCTTT